GATAAGACGTTGGCAGTTAGACAATCAGCTTCAGCAATTACAACACCGGCAGTTTGTGAACCGTTATAACCAATAACAGTCACAATATCAGTAGTTTGTAAGCCAGGTAAGCTATAAGTTACGGAAGTTGTAGTATTTGCGGCCAATGAATTAGACGTATTGTCTAAAGTTGGGACTACGTAAAAAGTTTCGTGGGAATTACCACGTGTAACGGTAGTAGATGACATGATTTTTCCTTTAAATGAGGATAATTAATTATAAGTCTAAATAAGAAAAAAGCCACCCTTTTTGGGGGCGGCCTTTCCTTTACTTCTTACTTAATTAAGCCCCAATAGGGTTAGTTAAGTTGTAGTTGCTAAAGTCGTAACCGTAAACATAAACGTCACAAGTAGCGGCCGCGCCTTGGGCGGTAGTTACACGGAAATATACGTTTTGTGTTGATTGAGTAGCAGTAGAAGCTACTGTCAATTGGTTAACAACTGTTGCACCAGTATTGCCTGAAAGCGCAGTAGAAGCCGCAACAATAGCAGTACCTTGTGCGTTAGCCGCTGGGTAAACTGCCGCAACTGCCGTTGTCAAGCTTGTAGAAGCATTGGTAACGATAAAGTTGCTAACAGAAAAGTTAGTTGTGTTTTGGATAGGGATTGCGTTATCGCCAGTAGCGTTAACGTTTACACCAGTCAATACACCTAACAAACGAATAGCTTGGTTAGAAGCTAGATTTGATGGGTGAATCGTTTGGGTTGATGCTGGTCCTGGATTGCTCATGATTTTATTCCTTAAATATGGTTGAAATGCCAGGGTGTTATCCCCGGCTATTTAATGCTTACGATGCTACGCGGCAAGCAAGTTCAGGGTACAAAGGCGCCCAGCCATACAACACATCCAAACGAGTAGGAATACTATCGTTATTGATGGTGTATTGACGGACTACACGGAGTGACAAGCCAATTTCTTTATCAGAGGCGCGCCCCGCGAAGTGGACCCCTTCAGGCAATTCAAGGTCAGCGACAGCAAGGCAAAAAGCATTGCGGTGCATGATGATGTTTTGTGAGGAAGTTGTACCGGTGTTGTTAAATGGAGTAACAGTCTGTGAACCAGTTGAAGTTACGCTAACGTTTTGGAACTGACCAGCAGTAATAACGGCTGGGGAAACAGTAACGGAAGCAGTACCACCTGAACTGATAGATACAGGAGCAGTTACAACGAATGAACGTAGTTTGCCTGAACCGTAAGCTTGACGGTTTTGTGGGTTAACTGCATATACGCCAGCGATAGTGAATGTATCACCTTGGTTCAATGTTGCGGCCGCACTTGTAGCACCAATAGTGATGGTAGAAGTTTGTGCCCAACCTGAAGTCAAGAAGCCAGTTGCAGTTGTAACGTTGCAAGACAAAGTAGCAGAAGAATAACTACCGAATGTTTGTGCCTGAACGTTTTGGTCCATTTTCCAATTCATACCGCCGGAATCACGACCCATAAGGCCTTTACGATACTGTTCGCCAATTGCTTCTTGTGGAACGAACAAACCTTTTAAGCTATCAACAATAGTTGCTGAAGTGAATGGCTCAACGATGCAAGAACGGCGACCGTCACGTGGCGCACCTTCAGAATCAAGGTAAGCGGCCGCAGTCAGGTAAGTAATCAAACCAGTTGGAGCAGTACCGGCAGTACCAACGATGTTTGCAGTATTGTTCTTTGCCATCAATAGACCATCACGGTCTATCTTATTTGCAATAGTTGCTACCGCAGGTTTCAGCACTCTATCCGAAAACATATCCAAAGACAATGCCAAATCTTGCGTTGTGAACTGGGTCGCAACTTGGAATTGAGTTGTCAATGTTACTGGTACTGAAGTTTCGTTGAAATCTTCAACTGACAAAGCCGGACCTGTCGCACCTACGAAGCGACCAGGTCTGCGGACATTAACTGTCGCGCCGATTTTTCCACCAACACATTCTGTTACTTTCACCTTTCGGTTACTGACCACTTTCGTGGCGGTTCAAGTTCTTCGACTTAAACTCAAGGCTTTCTTTTGTTATGGCCCTGTTCAGACTATCGCATCCCTCGTAAGGGTTTTCTCACTTAGTCGTTCACGGTGGCTTTCGCCTTCCGCCCTGTCGGCTACTTCTAGCCTTCCAAGTCAATCAGAGAAAATTTTCCTAACTTTCAAAAAGTTAGGCCGCTGTCATTTAACGGCAAATTGGTCATCGTAATTTCTATCGACTTCGCTTGTGAATGTTAGTTCGTTTTCCAAAACCATCAACGCTTCGTTGGTGATTTTGCTAATGGTTAATAAATTATTTGCCATGATGCAAGTTCCTTAAATGTAAATTAAATTTTTACCTTAACGAATCTTTCCTGTCTTGCGGCCGGCTTTCCAAGCTTGATAGTCGATTTGTTCGCCATCTGTATATACGCTTTGACTGCCTGTCCCACGAATCGGATTAATCGGTTTCGGTGCATTTGACTTCACCGCAACAGGCTTACTTGTAGCTGGTTCTTCGGCTTTCGCTTCAAACTTCGCTTCTAACTTCCCAATCAGCTTTAACGCACTAGCGGTAGATAGTCCGGCAATCTTGGCGCCCAATTCATCGTCTGAAGCAAGTTCATACAGAATCCTAGGACCAACATCACTTTCCAAAATCGCATCACGCACTTCATTGCTTACTGCAACTGTCGATGATGCAACCATATCTTCGTAATCGGGTAATTCAGCTTTAACTGAATCAAGCTTTTGTTGCCAGGTTTGTAATACTGCCTGTTGTTTAGCTTGTTCTTGTTGTTGCTTTACTTCCCTATCACGTCTTGCTACTGCTTCATTTGCTGACCATTCGGCTAACGCTTCAGCGTATTTAAACGCATCCGGATAGTCGTCAGGTTGTGGCTTTGTATTGGCAGTTTGCGTTTGTGGCGCTGGTTGTTGCCCTTCTAAAGCCGCTAAACGTGCTTCCAAACTTTCCCTAGCTTCGCGTTCACGTGCCGCATTTTCTTCGGCCGCCTTACGTGCTTTGGTCAGTTCAGAAAAACGTTTTTCTAACTTGGGGTTAGATTTCGGTTCCTCTGTTACGGTCGCATTTTCTTCCGATGGGGCTGGTTCACTCTGACCTACTTCGGCCGCTGGCTCTACTGGAGTTTCCTCAACAGTAGCCGCAGTTGGGCTTTCTTCGGTAGCTAAACCTAATTTCCCAGCATAAAAATCTGCTGAATTATCATTTGTTACTACGTTTGTTGCCAAACGTTCTGCTACATTTGCTTCTGACATGGACTTCACTCCAAGAATTTGCCCGATGAACCCATCGGTAGGTTGTTTTAACTATACAACACTTTACTGCGGTTGTGCAACATTAGTTGGTTGCAAACTACCAGTTGCTTGATTTGCAAAACCATACTGTTCTTTATTCCGTGCTTCAATTTCTCTTTCAAGCTTGGCGGTGTCCATGTGATGCAAGATAAGTTCCATAAGGGCATCAATTTCCATCTTGTTTTGGCTAGTAACTGACCTGGTATTTTGGTCATTAACCTTGACTTGGGCGTTAAGCATGGCACGTCTATCTTCATGGCCTTGTTTAACTTCTTCAATGTCTTGGCGTTGCTTAATGTACATCTGCAATTGCTGGTTCTGTTGACCCATTTGTTGCAACGCATCTTGCATTTGCTTGATTTGCATCTGAACTTGTGGCGGAATCTTGGATTGGTCGTCAATTTGGGCCAATGGATTAATAGAAGCCAAGCGGTCTGCGATAACTTCTGCGCCTGGGAAGTCCATATTTCTAAATACCAAGTCACCAATCTGACCAAATAGGTTCGGATTAGCAGTCAGGGCTTGCATCATGGATTCCACGGCTTCCTGGCGTTTAGTGCTATATCCAGGGCCAGTTTCCATCACAATGTCGTATTCGCCAACGGTCACGTCATTCAAAACCTTATCAATGCCGCTTTCGTCTTTGCCTTGCTGGTTAATCGTAATAATCTTTGGCTTGCCATCATCACCAATAATCCGCATTACACGTTCTTTATCGTAAATTTTGGGGATTAAATCAAGAATAATGCGACCAGTATGGGCAATTGAACGGGTCAAATTGTCGTAATAATGGTAATTAGTCATGTCAACTTGCATCTGTTGACCTTGTAATGCTTTACCGCTTACGTTGCCTTGTGGCAATTGTGATGGGTCAAAAATACCTACTACGGCCATCAAATCAGCATTAATTCCAGCGGCCGCGGCCATAATTCCGGCTGGCGGTTGTTCCGGTGCTTGACGGATTGGGGGTGGTGCTGGTACGCCATCGGTATCTGTCTGCTTGTAACGCAGATAAGACATTGCTTTGGTATTAGCTTGCGCCCATTCGTTTTCGTGGCCTTCATCTTGACCTTCAGCCATAATCCATTTGGCTTTGGGCGCGAGGGCAACGCTTTCAGTAATGGATGTAACCCAAAAGTTGTACATTCTTTGTGGGTCTTTGGCCATACGAACCAAGCCAAATTTCTTACGTTTGCCTTCAATAACCAATTGCTGACCATAAGTAGGCACGATTGGAATGTATTTTCCAGCCCATTTTCCTTCTTCAAGGATTTGCATACCAGTTAGCTTGCACCAATGGATTTCTTTGCGCCATGAACTACGGCGGCTTACTTCATAAATACCGGCAGATTCTAAAACCTTATCACTTGGCATTTCATCTTCATAAACGTGGGTGCCATCGGACAATAGGATTAGGTCTGCATTAACAATCTTGGTATAAAAGTATTCAGCCAGGCGAATATCTTCCTTCATTACCCATTCAGCATCGCTATCACCAGTACCACGTTGGGTAAATCCTGAACCATCTTCAGCATCAGGGTACATTGCTCTAAAGTTTTCTTTAGGGATTACCGTTGTAATTAATACTTTTTCGGCATCTGAACCGTCCGGCAATACGGAATTAGGGTCAAAATAGACTGTAAATGGGTTATCAATCGTATCAATACAGATTTCTTGGTCAAACGACTTTTCATTCACATAACGTGTATTTACACGCCAAAAACCCCATCCCATACGAACTGCTGATTCATAAGCGGTGTCATAAGCATGGTCAGCATTGGATTGATTTTCAACGTGACGGCACATACCAGTAACAATATCGGCTAACTGTTCGTCAGTTTCATTGTTCATCCCGTGGGCTTTCATCCTTGGGCGTTGCTGGCGTTGCTGATTGCATAGTTGACGGATATACGCATCAACTTTATTGATTGTTAAGCATGGGCGCGATTCCACGCTACGGCTATTTTGGATTTCTACTGGCCATTGGTCGCCACCGGCGAACTTTAGGTCATCTAATGCTTCTGAACGGTTATTAGTATCGGCATCTGCCGCAAAACGTAGGAATTGCTTTGCATCATCAATTCTAGGGTCATAATCATCGTATTGCGATTCAGCCATAATCTATCCCATCCAACTGGATTGAACGTGTGGAACGGTCTTTTTGACCACTTTCCTTGGTTCGTTAATCATAAGTCCTATGTACCGAAAGGCATCGGCCCCGTTTGAGTAATGGTCGTGCAATGGCTTTTGGCTAAATTGCTTTGTTTCGGGGTCAACTTCGTACCGGTAGTGACGTAAACATTGTAAGCCTTCTTCGGTATTTTGCCTATCAAAATAGCATTTAGGGAATATTGTTCTTGCCGCATTAATGGAATCTACAACAGGCACTCTATCTAACACTTTAGTTCTATGCCCTGTTTGCCGGACAATTTGTTCAATCGTCATTCCAGTTTGATAGGAATGGGCTTTGGCATCATGCGGCAACCAAATCGTATCAATCATGTAGCCATAGGATTGAATCTTGGCCAACCAATAGCTTATGGTTTGCTGGTTATCTTCTTCGTAACGTATCAGCCTGGTTTCAGTTGGGAACAGTTGCACATACCAAATGGCCGTATGGTCGTTGAACCCCAAATCGAACACAATATGAACGCCCTTCATTGCATCGTATGGAACATTGCATATACGGCCTTGTAATTCAGCCATAGTGACTTCTTTAGCAAAGATGGCACCATTTATCGTTTGACGTGGAATTCCTTCCCAAACGTTGTTATACGCTTCTATATCACGTGCTTGCAGTTGTCTGCGTTCTATGTCCAATACTTCAGGAAAATAGGGGTTATCACTCCAGTTAAGTTTGATAACTACGGCATTTTCCGGTGGATTTAATACAAAACGCTTATAAGTTTCATCTGTTGGCAGTTCAGGGTTAAAGCTTACCCATATTTCACTACCTTCTTTTCTTATCGTTGGGGCCAAAATTTCCCAGGAATGGGAAGTAACGTTATTTGCTTCCTCTACCCAGCAAATGTCTATTCCTTCGATAGATTTTAGGCCGTTAATGTTGTTTTTAATGCCAGCAAAGATAAATTCTGAACCATTGATACCACGAATAGTATTTTGGGTGATTTCATAATGGGCTTCTAATCCCATAGCATAGATTTGGTCGCTTAATAGCTTATGTACCGAATCCTTAATACTGGTTTGGAACTCACGGGCGCATAGCACACGAATAGGCGCTTTAATACCCTTGATTAACAGGGCGCGAGAAATTCCCCAAGATTTTGAGCCGCCGCGTCCACCGTACAAAATTCTGTATCGAATTTGCTTGGGTTCAAATAAACACTTTAGTTTGGCCGGAAACCGTTCCCTGGCGATGGCATCTTTAATCTGTTGTGACGGTTCCATCAGGGTCCACAAAAGTTATCTGAACGCCAGTTTTAAGTTCTGCACCATTTGGACCGGTGACTTCTTGCGTTGCAATAGCCTTTCCATCAACACGGTCCATTACTTCCTTTACTGCCCATGCTTCACCTGATTCTGCAAGTGAAATAAGCTTTTTAACGATATTAGCTAACTTGGTTGGGTCTTGAATCAAATCCATGCGAATACGGTCATAAAAGAGTTTGCCCTTCTTAGCATTTTGATTGCCAATTTGACCCCCTCTTGAATTATTCGTATCGATTTCCATGTCCATGATTGTAAAGCCTTCTTTAGTTATGCTTGTGGTGGTTCTGCTGGTGCGCTACCGTCAGTTGCTACTGGTGTTTCAGTAGTAGTTTGTGCTGGTGCTTCTACTGGAGTATCTGCTACTTTTTCGATGCTTTGTGCAATATGGCTATCAACCATTGCTTTCGCGCCCAGGTGCAGTTTGTTATGGATTTCTAGGGCCACTTCAATAGGAAGCTTACGCAATCCCTGAAGGATTACTTCCATTTCCTGTACTGAATGGTCAAATGTTAGTTTTAAGTCGTTTAAATTCATTTTTTCTTACCTTTCTTTTTTTCTGTTTCACGTTGTACGGCATATCCAATCGCTTCAGCTTGCTTGGGTGGCTTGCCGGCGCGAATTTCCTTGGCTATGTTTTCTGAACGTGTCTTGTTGCTAGTACCTTTTTTCAATGGCATATCTTTTTCCTTTCGGGTGGTTGCTTTACGTACTTGTGGGCGCTTTTTAGGTGTTTCAAGTGGGAAATCAATTACTTTTGTATCTTCCGCATACTTTTCAGCTTCGGATTTAAACCAGTTCAGTATTTTTTTCAGCATAATCTTCTTCCGTTAAGAAACATACGTCTTGCCAGGACATAATAAGATAACGTTCATCGTTAGTAAAGTATTCTTGAAATTTAAGGTATTCATCTTGGGCGTTTTTACTCATGGTTCCAAATCGAACATGGTCGCCAACATTAACTGGCATGGCTTCACGGCGGCCATTAGGTAGCTTTTTGCCTGGTCCTACGGCTACTACAACGCCCATATTGTCTGCTTCTTTGTTTTCAACAATGATTACAGAACTTAAAATGCGTTTATCAGGGCGTACAACTATTTTCTCACCCATCGGTTTTAATATAAAATCTACATTAGCCATATCAACTCCTTAATAGTTGGTTGGTTAGAAAGGCCCTAGTTTACCTTCACGTGCTAGGGTTTTTCGCTTTAATCTGCGTAATAATTTGGGTCTGTTGGTGCTTGACTGCCTGAACCAGCGGTAAATGAAATGTCTTTGCCGCTTTGCATCGACTTGTCATTCCACGGCGTTGCTTTAGCCTTTTGGACTTGCATTGCCCGTTGTGCATCTTTAACGTATGCGCTAGTTTTTAATAAATCCCCCAAGCTAGTTTGATTAGATGGGGGGTTTAAATTGGCAGTAAAGTCAGCCATGATTACATATCGTCTTGGTCGTGGCCAGCGCGTTTATGGTCATAGCATACAGATTCACCAGTATTGCCATGATTAAACTCACCTAAACGGCCATCGTGTTTGCCCATGTGCATTTCACGACCGCCCATTCCATCTTCCATACCAAGAGCAACGCCACCAGCAAATGATTTTGCATGACGTTCGCCAGTTGTATCGCTTGATGTTGCGCCTTTAGGAATCTTTTCACCAGTAGCGCCAGGCATAAATTTTGTGGAATTTACACCAGTTTCACGTGATTCACGTTTTTCGCCTGTACGGTCGCTTGATTTAACGCCTTTTGGAAAGCGTTCGCCGCTTTCACCTTTCATACCATAACCCATAATATTTTCCTTTTTGCAAAAAGAACTAGAAAAGCCTAGTTTGTTTATTTTCGTCTATTTTACTACTATGTCAAGTCTATTTACGCGGCTTGACTGCTTGTTTTTTTGTGTTTTTAAACAAATCTAGCAAAATTTCCATGCAAAATTTTTCTTTTTTCATTTATTACAGATTTTGCAATTTCTATATCATCAAATCTTCCTAAAAAGTATTTTTTATTGTCTTTATGTATTGTTGCATCCCATTTTTTTCTATTTTTATTCCATGAAATGCCTTTAATACCACTTTTATTATTAATTCTTAATTTAGAATTTTGAACATTTTGATTAAAAGTTGCTTCACGCAAATTTTCAATTTTATTGTTTTTGGGATTTCCATCAATGTGGTCAATGAATTTAGGCATAAATCCGTGGTGCATTGCAAAAATTATTCTATGCAATAAATAAATTTTGTAATCAATGCAAACCCTTGACCTTTCGTCTTTTGTTGTTGTTCCAGCCAATTGGTTAACTTTTACATGATTTGATTTACTTATTTTCCAATACAAATTACCGTCTTTATAATTAAATAATGAACAAAAATATGTTTTCATGGTTACACCTTATCAGAAATAATTTCCAATAATACATCAACGCCGCCGCCCTTACGAATTTCACCGCGATTAATCATAAGTACATCAATCTGTCCATCATTGTCATAAACGCCGGCATCCTCTAAACCGTCTAAAACGGCTTTTAAGCGATTATCTAGGTCTGTGATTACCTTTGAACGTGGATATAAAAATAATGTCACTTCAAGGCGTTTGGTGCCAAATTTGGGTATGTTTTGCGCTACGACACATTCTGCCACCGCAGTTTTAAATTCGCGCCCAGCTTTGCTTAATACTGTATGGCCACGAAAATTGCGCCAGTACGTGTTAACACTAGGTGGGTATGGCAGTTTAATGATTGTCATTTAACAATTCTTTAACTTTTTCGTGTAAATCTTCTTCACTCCAGCCCCAGTATTTTTGGAAGCCTTTGTGTCCAAGGGAATGAACGCTGGTATTTCCAAGACGATGGTGCCACATACACAAGGGTATAGTGTTGGCGGTTTTCCTAGGCTGACCATATCGGCGTATATGATGGATTTCCACGGGCGTGTCGGTGTCAGTAATTCCATTTTGCCGGCACAATATGCACCCCAATCTTGCCAATTTAGCATAGTGTTCTTTTTCATTTGCCATTCGCTAGTTCGTACCATTGCTTGTAAAAGTCTTTAAACATACTAAATCCTTGACCAGCAAGCATACATTGTCCATCCGGTTGAACCAAATAATATTTATTGATAATTGTTTCAGTATCAGTATTACCATAAATAATTACAACCATAAAATCTTCTTTTTTTGCTAACGCTTGAAGCAAATATTTTTGGCCTTTGCTTACTTTTTCACCTGGTCGTTTCCATTCCATAATTAAAAAACAACCATTGCGTTCACATATTCCATCTACATTACTTGGTACAAAATGTGGGTTTTCTTCAATTAATCCTTGAAAATCCACATAATCTGTATGTGTCGCATAAGCGTTACGCATTAGCCCCATTGTTCAGCCAAATCCTTTGCAATCAACTCTAGGTCATGCGCTACGTCAGTCATATCTAGCGATATTTGATAAGCTTTATCGTATTGACCTTTTAATGTGGCTTCATGAAAATCTTTCATTAATTTGTGCAATGCAAGGTATGGTGTTGAAAAATCGTTCATTTTTGTGTTTTTCCAATTGATTCAATAGTTTCGTGATATGTAGTTATTTCATCCCATTTTGTAGTGATGCCGTACTTTGCTTTAACTTCTTGTTCTTTTACTGGATGGGTATAGAGTGAAATAACTTTATCCCAACTAGCATCAGGCATTGATGAGCCTTTACCATTGATAAATAAAAAGTCTTGTTCTTCTTTGCCTTTTCCAATAAAGCAATGCCATCCATAGGGTTTAGGGTTCATTTCTCTTCCGCCTTTCTTAATTTGTTATATATGTAGCTTCTTTGCCAATAAAACTAGGCATTTCACTTTTAATTGCCATTTTAACCATATCGTCTGCAATCTCCAAAGCAATGCCGTAACCTTCTGTTGTCATAGTAATTTTGTCAGTATCATCAACCTCAATAAGAATTGTGGCTTTCATTTCTCTTCCGCCTTTCTTAACTATATCTAGCTATGATGTAAAAAATAACCACACCAAGTAACCACCATTTAAAACTGCCGTCAAATACCCAGTTTATAAAATTCATTTCTCACTCGCTTTCTTTAGTATTGCTCTAGCAAATACAGGGATGTCATCACTTAAATGCTTTTGCCATAACTTCCATATTTCCTCATCTGTTAGGTCTGCTGGATGGGTGTAGAGTGGTTCTGCACCTTCTACAGGTGCTTGATAAATACTCCAATACCCATCTGTATCTTTGCTTCTCCACGCTACTGGTTCATTGTTCATTTGGTTAACCTTTCAAGGTTGCGATTGCTGGCTTCTTGGGTGCGCCACGCTTCAAAACGAAGTTTTGCCGATTCCAATCTAAATTTCCACATTTCTGTTTTGTACGTTGCCGCACCAATAGCTTTGCATAAGTCTTGATATTCTTGGCTGGCATAAGCTTCACGTTCTTGGGCACCCAAACTTTGTTCATTAGATTTCTTCATCATGATGGCTTTTAGGCTGGATTTATAGGCTTCTAATTCAGCCAGTTCACCCTTTGCTTTAGCGTATTCCGGGGCAAATTCGTATAGATAATCTACACAATCATTGGGGTCAACTACACGGGTTTCAGCTTTCATCGTTCCATCCATATTTTAGCTACTACTAACAAAACAAAAGCCCAAAGCACTAGGCCGCTAAAAAAGAAAAATATAAAAATAAGTTCATTCATCGCCAATCCCCAATTTGTCCACGGTTGCCTTTTTTCCATTGGTCGTACATATCTTTAGCAAGTTGCTCACGGCGTTTATCAAACTTAGGATTAGCAAAATAACCCCTAAAACCGGTAAGCCCAAACTTGGTACGGTATATAAGTAATTGTCTAATTTCGCACTCATACCGCCATCTTTCCAATGTATTGTTGGATTCTTTGTCGGTACTGTCCCATAGATTCGCCGGCATAAGCTTGTAGTCCCAATTCGCGGCCTTTAGCCATTGTCAATTCATCGGTACTATACCAAGGCAATGCTGGGCGTTTTGCTTCTTTTGGGGTCATGTCCAATTCATCTTCCCAGCGGCCTTGATTAAGCCAAGTGCTTGCATGGGGAATAAAGTCTGATTCAGTACCCTTTAGTTTCCAGTAGGCAACGTGTTGTTCAATGGCTTCCACGGCATCGAATTGTTCTTGCTTTGTAAGCCGGTTAAATGCCCCTTGGGCGGCACGTTTGGCCACCTTCCTGGGGTAATGTTTCCAAAAAGATTCAAACATCAAATAACCTCAAAACTAACCGCCATTGTTTCGGCAATAGATTTTTTAATTATTACTTTGCAACCTTTGGCTTTGTGTTTTGCCGCTATTTGCTCGGCTCGTTCTTTGGTGTGAACTTGGTCAATAAACTTGCCGTCAGCTTTAACAACATAAACTGTAATTTTTTTCCATTCACTCATAACGCCCCCAATTAAAATTTGCTACGTGTTGGGTTTGTATTCCAAATAGCCCGTTCAGCGGCTTGCCAGCTAGTGTTGCCTACTTGAACACGTTTGCCAGTTTTGGAATGAAGGTGCATTTCTTCTGTACCGTCATTGAACTGAACCAATGTTGCTACATGGCCAGTTGACATTGTTAAATATTCTTCTTTGTAATCAGGTTTTGTAACTGATTGGATGTTAGTAACTTTCATTTGTTTTCCTTTTATCTATCACGGTCAATCACCGTATAAGTAATTTACTAAAGTTTTCTTTAGTTGTCAAATCTTTTTTATTAGGACTTTCCCTAATGTTGTTTTTATGCAATATGTATAGATTTACTGAATTTTTATACATATAGATATTGATATATATAGATTATTGCTTTTTGGTGGACAAACCTAGCCCACCTAGGTTGCCTTAATAAGTTTGCTTTTCGGAGCCACTTAACCCGTCAGTCGTTCAGGAAACCGGCACTAACTTCGCCACCGGCATTTGCGCTATTACATTCCTTATCCCCCAGTAACGCTTCTATCCTGACCGCTGGTGGTGGTGAATCCCCAATCAGAACGATTGCGAATAAGAAACAAAAAACCCCTTAGTGGATAGACTGTATGGAAACTAAACTAATTAAATGGTTCAAGTGCATTTAATTAATTCAGAACAATCTACCCATTAAGGGGTTCTAACTTCAGCGGTTTCCATGTCGCAATGGTTAAAACTATATCACATATTTCCCCATTGGTCAGCCATTGCATCAGCAATTCCTTGATAAGTTGTGCTTCTTAATTTCCAACGGTCTGCGCTGGGCGGCAATTTATGCAAACGTTGTTCACGTCCTTCAACAATATTTGTTGGTTGTAATTCCGGCAAACCCTTTAACCATAAGCAAGTAGCTTTAGTTTCACCATGCCCAAACATCCAAGGTTGAATAACTTGATTTTGCCGCCAACCAATGATTTCTACGGCATATTTGTGCATTATTGGGTTTTCAATTGCAAATTTAGGAATATTGCAATTTAGCAATTTTTTAAAAAAATTAGCACCGTCCCTCATTTTGTCCCAGCGGCCTTCTTGCTTATAAAGCCATGAAACGCCTGAATTACATAAATAAGTGCATGGTGGGTGGGCTACCATTAAATCCCAACCATCATTAATAATGTCAAAAATATCGCCTTGATAGTGCGGCCCAGGTGTATCAGTTGGCAATAAATCACAACTTATGGCTTCATGCCCCCCCCGATGAACGCATCACGTACACGTCCTGAATACTCACAAGCTACTAAAACTTTCATAAATTTTTAAGTTCCGGCCACACGACCCACCAGTTGTCAGGAAACAACGTTTTCCTAGTTACTAATCCATGACTTTCGCGTTCAATGGTTGCGGCCATTAACGTTAACGGACCCATAGGAATAGCATCCTTGTTGCGCCATTGACACACCGCTTGAACGCTTACGCCACATAGCTTTGCGACCTTTGCTGGCTTTCCTAACAAGTCAATTAATTCTGCATTAGTCATTTATTTTCCTAAAATTGCTAAATATTACTTTACAAGAACTAAATTTTACTTTACATTTGTCAGTACGGCAATGTCGCCGTGATAAATAAGGAAATAACAATGCAAAATGAATTAAGTCAATTAATGTTGGAACATGAAGAATTCCTGGAAAAAGCTTTGGATGACATGGAATTTAGTAATGAATTCCTGACCCAAGAACAAGTTGATTGCATCCGTCAAGCTTGTGGAAAACCACGTAATAGTCACGTTAACCCATTGTTACGTGATGTGATAAATGACTTTGCCAATGTTTTTGGAAGTGATTTCAAAAAATTTGATGAAGATACCAAAAAAATGTTTAGAAAGTGAAAAAAATGATAATCGCAAAAAGAAACAGTAGCGGCACCGGCGACTTTAAATTACCGCCACCAGGTAGCTTTCTAGCCCGTCTATATCGCATTATTGACCTTGGCACCCAAACAACTGAATGGATGGGTAAAAAGAAAATGCAACGCAAAGTATTGTGTATGTTTGAGTTGCACGGGGAAGATAACGATGGCAATCCGTTAGTTATGGATGACGGCAAACCAATGGTCGTTTCAAAGCGTTATACGCTATCACTAGACGAAAAAGCCACATTGCTAAAGGACTTACAAGCTTGGCGCGGAAAAGAGTTCACACAAGAAGAATTAGACGGTTTTAGCCTAGAAGTATTGCTGGGCAAATTCTGTATGGTTTCTATCACCCATAGCGAATACCAAGATAAGACTTACGCCAATATTGCCAGCATCAGCCAGGTGCCGGCCGCATTGAAAAAGCTTGGTGAACCCATTGGTGTCAATGAAACTTTAATGTTTTCTATTGACCCGTGGGATAGAGAAAAGTTTGATAAGTTATCACAAGGGTTGCAAGATTTAATTAAGAAATCTGCTGAATACCGGAACACCTTTGATACTGCGCCAGCTAAACAAGGTGCAACAATTGAAGATGACAATTTTGACGACATCCCATTTTAAGGATTAATATGAAATGCGCTGAATGTAAACATTTTGCTGGCCAGCCGGGCGACCGGTATGGTTTGTGCAGAAGATACCCAAAAAACGAAAATAAATCACAAGAAGATTTGTGTGGTGAGTTTTCATTAAAAATCTTTCCACAAAAAGAAGTTGAAGTTGAAGTTGAATTTATTCGTGAATACGATATAACTACTGACGAATTCAAACCTAAACGTGGAAGAAAACCCAAAAATGTTGATTAAGGAACGTCAAAGTGAAAGTGGACATTGGTACGACCGTGAAGGAAATCCAGCATATTCAATTACTTCCAAGAACGGGAAGTTACGGCCAACAACGCTACGGGATGCAAGAACGCATAATCTTTGCCCAAGCGTTACAACAATCATTGGAGTTGCGGCAAAGCCAGGCCTTGATACATGGAAACAACAACAAGTCCTGTTAAGTGCGTTAACCCTTCCACGCCAGGAAGGTGAATTGGAAGAATCATGGCTTGAAAGGGTCATGATGGATTCCAAGCAAACTGGACGTATTGCCGCTGACCGCGGTACATCCATCCATGCGACCATTCAGGCGTTTTTTGAAGGTGAATTAGTGCCTGAAGCCATGCCAATCTGTCGGCCAGTAGAACAGGCCATTAAAGACCATTTTGGGGAACAACTTTGGTTGCCGGAATTAAGCTTTGCACACCCATTAGGTTTCGGTGGCAAATCAGATTTAACGGCCAAAGCCAAACACGGATTTGAAGGTATTTCTATTGACGTCAAAACCAAAGAAACTACGGATATTTCTAAAGTTGACGTTTATCCGGAACACGGTATGCAATTAGCCGCTTATCGCCAAGGTTTTAATATGCCAGCCGCCAGGTGTGCCAATGTATTTGTAGGCTACAAAATGGTTGAAGGCACTATTGTTTTTACTGGCGTTAAGGTTATTGAACATACCGCAGAAGATTTAGACCGCTATTGGTTAATGTTTACTAAACTGTTAGAGTTTTGGCAGTTAAAGAACAACCATAAATAGGGCGGTTAACGGGGCGTTGAAGGATGCAACAAGGTGGGGCTTTTCCCCGTTTCGACCCACCAGCTATCAGTTGCCAAATTCACGCCCTACTTTGTTGCAAATTTACAACTAAGGGTATGTCCTAATTAAATATCGCTTTACAAGTGAAGTTTACTTTAGTAAATTACTAATACGGCAACGGTGCCGTGATTAAACAAAGGAAAAAATCATGAAAGCAATCGACATTCAATTAAGCAAAGTTGACCAGTTGGGTATGTTGTTGGCCCAAATCGCTGACTTGGAAAAACAAGCAGATGCACTCAAAAACGAACTTAAACAAAACGAAGGCCACATTGAAGGCAATTTGTTTAAAGCTTGCGTTACCCTTTCACAACGCGCTACCGTTGATAACAAAGCAGTATTCGCAGAAGCCAATGTGCCAGCAGAATTAATTGCCAAGCACACTAAAACTACTGCCGTAATCACTTTAAAAGTTACATCCAAATAATCTAGGACAGGCCGTTGACACTATTCAGCTTTATGGCCCGTGGGGATTTCAAACTAAAAAGACCTCGGCCTGTCACCCAATTAAGGAAAACAAATGAAAGACTTTATATTAGGCGGTTTATTAGGGGCGGCAATAGCCGTGTTTTTAGTAATTGTTTATGGCTTTAGGATTGGGGTATATCACTTATGAAAGCCGCTAAAAACGTGTTTGAAACGTGGTATGAAGCAAATTATGACCATAAACCTGGTGAAGATGATATAAAAGAACTGTTTAGAGAAGCTTTTGAAGCTGGAATGGTGTCAGGTTTGGCTTTTATGCAAACCCATGCTGATAAGTTAATGGATGATTACAAAGGATTCCAAGATGCTAACTGAACATGATTTCATGCAAGATAAAATTAAAACATTAGAAGGAATTATTAAATACAAATTTGATAAATCTGAAGCTTTAGAAAAAGAAAATATTGTTTTAAAAAAAGAAATAAAAAAATTAGAAAAACGAATTAAATACTTAACAAATCAAGTTGAGGAAATGTTATGAATGAACATATTTGGACTGCGGCCGGAACCGATATTACTATTCGCTGGCGTTTAAATGGCTGGATTCCACCATCAGAACTTCAGGAATATAAAGATAAGTGGAAGTATTATCAAAATCTTCCACTTCGTAGCCTAGATGACCAGGCTAAAGAACAATACGAACAAGTATTGCGTAAAGCTAAAGTCGCCCGTATTCGTTAATATTTACGCATATTAGGTAACGGCGCATCTTTTTGACTAGCGCCTTTACTTTCAGGCTTATGGGCTTTTTCCATAGGCAAAGCAATATGTTTATTAAGCTTTTCTTTTAGCCTGGTTAACTCATGCTCTGTATGTTTTTCATGCTCACGCAAAACAACATAATGACCTTTTGGTGTGCTTGCTAATTTACCTTTTACTTCAAAATTTGTAGCCATTTTTTATCCTTCCAAGATTTGTAATGCTTTAGTAATTTTAGCAATTCTGTCGTCTAAACCCAACACACCGCCGTTAATTTTTCGAGTAATTTCTTCCCAACCTGACACATCAGCCGCGGCGTTTAAACCACGTTTATTCCAAAACCAACCAGCGGATAGCATAGCGTTCATTGGTTCCAACAAAAGGTCAGGATTGTTTATTAAATCCAGTTTAATAGCTTGTCCGCAAAACATATAGTTATCTTTGCCGGTTAGCTGAATTACGCCCCTACCGTGGTATTTCCAGCCATCCCCATCTTCAGTATTGCCCATACGTCCGGCATAGACTTTATTAGCTATTTTTTCAGGGTTATTGGCGTATTGGTCGGCCGTTGCCTGGTCAGGGAACCTTGATGGCCATACACGCATTAATGAAGCGGCAGAATAATGTAAGTTTTCTTCTAAAGTTTTAAAGTTGCCTGATTCATGCTGACATTGACCAATAAACCCAGCCTGGCGTTTTGGCGTATTAATTTCGTATTTATCAAACGTAGAATTTAATGGGTCAAGCCATTTATCTTCAATTCCTAGTGCTATTAATTGGTCATTCGTCATTGCTATTACCAATCTTTATGCCAGTAATAAGACCAATAAAACCACCAACAATAGTTTGAAATGCTGGGCCAATAATTTGAAATACTTTTTCATCGTCAACGTTTGGGTCAATTACTGCAAAAGCAAACATAGCTAACATAGCCACTACAACACAAACTAATGACCATGCGGCAATCGTCAGAATATGTTCCTTGTTGTTCATTTTGAAGCAACTCCCTGAATCTTTTCAAAAGTACGTAAACCGCCCATACCAAGCATACCCATCATGAGTTGCCATAAATTGTCATCAAGGCCAGGCAAAGGGGGAATAGTAACGCCAAGAACACCCGCTACGGTGCCAGCAAGGGGTCTAAATAAGTATTGGTAGGCCAATGCTAGGGCGCATACCCAACCGATTGCTGGGCGCCATCCTGACAC